AGAAGAAGGAAAGATATCATATCAATTTTAGATAATTTAGAATCTCCCTTTGGATGACTATGAAAAACACCAAGTATTTGACCACCTCGATCTTCGCAAGCTGCCCAATCTTCTGGATCTAAAGCAAAAAAGTTTTCTTGATCTTGAGCAATATTTTTACAAGGCCAAAATTTCTCTTTTCCATCTATAAGTGTATAAATACCACAAGACTCTTTGGGAGCTTGGGCTTTTGCGTAAATTTCAGCTTCAACTTTCCAATTCATATTAAGCATTTTGTAATGTACCCACCAAAGGAAAATCGGCTCTTGTAACAAGTTTTTTTGGCGCACCTACACCAATTAAGTCAAAAGTACTAACTAATTCAAATTGTACATTATCTCTATTCTCTGTCACTTTTCTTTCAATAAAATATATTTCTTGTGGTAATTCTGCCGAAGGATCAGGAGTTCCATAAGGATTAACAGAGCTTGGAAAGTTAACAGCATCTAAAAATCTACCCATTGTACGCCTACGAATAATTTTTGCACCTTGTAGGTCACAAAATGCAGTTGTTTGGTTTACTAATTGCATTAATGCAGTTATTACTCCCAACATGTTAGAAAATGTTAATGTTGGTCTTGGTAGTTTTCCTTTTCCAGAATATAAATAACCATCTGACGTAACTGGCATTTTTGAATAAGTATTAGCTTGCCATATCAAGTCATTTTTATCTTTTAGATTATTGCCAGAATGAAATAAATAAACAGTAGGATTTGCCATGGTTGCGTTTACATTAAAAGATACGTTACCGCTTGTGGACTGTGAGGTTGTACCTGTGACAGTAAAAGTGTTTGTTGCAACTGTTTGAATGGTATAAATCCCATCAATTCCATTACCAGTGGTAAAATTAAGAGTTAAAATAAGACCAACAGAGAACCCATGAGAATTTAATGTAATTGTGATTGTAGTGCCTGACTGCGAATACGCTATATCTGTCTTTGCAACTTTTGTATAATGAACATCAGCTTTTAATTCAAGAGAATATAATTCAATAATTGATTTATTGATTCTTTGTTGTAACTCAGAAACAGGATTAGCCATTTATGTTTCAAATACCTCTCGAAATGAACAATTTATAATAGCTCTATTATTGTAAGGAATACTTTTTGTCCAAGAATCACAAACAAACTGGCTTGCCCCAGATAAAGTTATTGATACAGCAGTCTCAGTAATTGTTGCACTTGAAGCGGCTGTAACAGTGAAAGTATTTGCATCAGCAGAAGAAACAACAGCATAAGAGCCATCTGTTGCTCCAGAGGTAAAATCTATTGTTAAAACATCACCTATTCCTACCCCATGATTTGTAATTGTAATTGTTATGGTTGTTCCTGATTGAACATAAGTACCTGTTTTTGTGAACCCTTCTGCTGGTGGGGTAAAAGTAAAGCTTGCCTGATCTGCAACCCTACTTCTTAAAAAGCCCTCAATCACATCTGATTCAGTCTCAGAGACGTTAAAAGTAAGAGCATATTCTTTTGGATCTTGATGATTAGGAAGGCCAAATAAGACTCTATTTTCATACCCATCACCAAGTCGTGAAACTCTGATTCTTGGTTTGCTGGTTTTTCTCATCCCATAAGTGGGAGTGATAGAAGGAAAAGTTGCCATTATGGATTAAGTAAACCTCCTGATCTTTGCTCTGAAGCGATAGTTGTTTGAACAACAGAAGCAATAAGTTGTCCTAGTTGTTGACCTTGCATCTCCCCTCCTCCCATTGATTGATTCCCCGCTGCGTCTACATTAACAGTAATGTTGTTTACAGTGCCACCTCCCATCTTATTATTTGGAATTATATTGCCACCTTTAGAACCCATCTGCAAAATCTCAGGGCCACGCTCACCTACAACATAAGCACCACCAGCAGATACAGGGCCACCGCTTGCTCTTCCAAATAATCCTCCTAAGAAAGAACCAAAACCACCACCGCTTTTTTTACCACCGCCTAATATATTTCCAATTCCAGAAATAGCCTTATCAAGTGCAATATCAAGAAGTTTATTTTTTAAATTATTTAAAACATTACCTAGTGCTTGACCTAAAGTTTGACTACCATTTACTGCCTCTCTTAAATTTTCAACTAAACCTTGTCTAGTTTCTTCTCCTATTTGTCTATATTGCTCGTTAAGTTTTTCAGCCGCTTCTTTGTTTTTGTCAATGCTTTCTTTTTGGTTTTTAAGTTCTTCATTTGCAGTTAGATAATTTGTAATAATGTCCCTGTATTCCTCTCCATATTCTTTAACAGCATTATTTATTGATTGTTCAAGTGCAACCTGCTCTCCTTTACCTTTAATTTGCGCTCTTAGTAATGCTAAAGAATCACTTTGACTATCTATAAATTCACCGATTGCTGCAACTTTATCCATCTCAGCCTGTTCATATTCAAGTGCTTTTTTTCTATTAGCCTCTTCAAGTTCATTAATTTCAATTTGAATGTTTTTTTGTTCTTCTTTTTTATCTGCAATAATTTGATTTTGGTTTGCAGTTTCCCGTGTGATCTTTAGTTGTTCTTTTATAGGATCTATTGATTTTTGATTTACATTAAGTTGTCTTTCTAAGGAATTAATAGCTCTTTTATTATTGTTTTCTTGCGCTGTAGCCAATCTTGCTAAAATCTTTTGTCTTTCAATAAATAATCTATTAAATTCGCCTTTTAAAGCTTGCTCATCACCTTCTTTCAATGCTTTATTAAAATCTCTTTGTTTTTGTGTTGCTCCGATTATTGCAGTAACAAAACCACCGACAAGAGTTGTTATTGCCACAAAAGGTAATGCGTTTAAGGCTACAGTAGCAAGGCCTCCTGCAGCAGCCAAAGCAATTAATCCTGAGGTTACAACAGGAATAATTATTGCAATGCCTTTAGCCGCAAGCGCAATCGCTGCAAAAATTGCTGCAGTTTTTCCTAGTGGTGATTTTAAAAGATTATCAGCAGCAGTTATCAAAGCTGTTAATCCTTGGGTAGCTGCAATTAAAGCAGGGTTAAGTGCCTTACCTAATGTTTCTGAAAAGTCACGAAACGCTTCGCCTAATGAATCAACTTCACCAGCAAAGCCTTCTGCAGCAGCTTGTGATAATTTATTATAACTTTCTTCAACAATACCTAAAATCATGGCATGAGCTTTAGCTGTTTCATTAGTTTTCATTAACTCTTTAATTACATCTGTTTGTGTTTTAGTAAAAGCAATACCTGATCTATTTAAATTGGATAAATTTCTCTCTGGGTCTTGCAATGCTTTTGCTAATTGCATAAATGATGTAGTGACATCTACTTGGTTAACTTGAGCAATATCTGCTGCTGCTTGAGCAACTCTTGAATATGAATCAACACCTATATTTCTAAAACTTGTTAACAAATTAAAACCTCTTGTAAATTCTTCTTGATTAAATAAAGTTTGGTTTCCTAATCTATTTGCTGCTTCTTGTAATTCATTTAATGCAGCAGTTCCTTCACCTAAATTGACTAAACCTTGTGTAAGAATTGTTATATCTCGTTCCCTATCAGAAAAGGTTCTTATTGCATTACTAACAGTTGCAACAGCAGCACCAACAGTAATTAAGGGTCCAAGTGAAGCAGCTAATGAAGCACCTAATCCTTTTGCTGCGGTTGATGTTGCAGCTAAAGATGTAGTTGCACCTTTTGCTGAAGTTGATAACGTCTTTGTTGCTTGGGAAGTTTTATTTAAAGAAGATATTGCATTTCTTGCTTCAACTCTTAAGGTAACTATACTTTCGGCCACTTAAGTTAAAGAAAAATCTATTAATTATATACTACCTGTTTTTTGCTCTTTGATGCATTCTTTTTTCATTTTCATGTTTATTTTCGTAATAAGCAACCCAATATATTAACTCTTCTTGTGTAATTAATTGTCTTAATTCTTTTAATGTCTTACCTAATTCTGTTGCGAGAAAAAACTCAAAGTTGAACCAGTTATCTCGCTTTAATCGTTTTTTGCTGTATCTGTATCAAGTTTTATATTAAACAAAAACAGTTCTATTTCGTTTAATACGTTTTCAGGTAGTTCCCTTTGTAAGTTTGGTGCATCTGCCATACTAAAAGCTTTTGTTCCATCTTCAAGCTCTGCCATTTGACAAAGTAATTGAGTTGAAACAACAAGGGCTTCATCTGTACCAGTAGCACTTTGGGCTTTTTGCCTATCGAATCTTGTTAAAGGTTTAAAATATAAATCTACAATTTTTTCGCCTTTAGAATTTTTAAATTCATACTTTCTTCTAGTTGACATTTCATCGCCATAAGATGAAGTCAACAGGTCGATTGTTCTTTTTGTTGTCATTAAAAAATTTTTGTATTATCCTAACGTATCAGATAGCTGAAGTTATCGCACCGTTTGTCACAAATGAGATATTGATTACTTGTATCTCACCTAAAGTTGCACCATATTCAGCAGAAGTAATAATTCCCGCAAAACCAAATTTCTTTGATGCTGTTCCACTATCAGGGAATAATTCAAATAATGCGTCCCCTGCATCTCCTGTAGTTAAAACATCATCAATAAAGGCTTGATAATCAGAATTACCAGAAGGATCATAAATAAGTTCTGCGGAACCTTCTCCAGAAATTAAACCACCAACAAATGTTTTTGCTGTATTACCAAGAACTGTTGTTTCTTGTGTGTCTTTTGTTATAGATAAAGACCAATTTCTTAAGCCTGAAATGTCAGCTTCAGTACCGCCAGCATTTTCAAACATAATTTTTCCAACGTCACCCTTAACAGCAGCCATAACAAAAAAAAGAAATATTTATAAATATATTAACTCTTTTC